TCATGTCCTTGTGTTAAAAGATAGTTGCATACGTTTTGACCTATAAATCCTTTGTATCCTGTGACTAGTATTTTCATTAATACCCCTTCATTTTTTCAGACCAATGTTTATGATATTCTTTATCAGTGTCAGATAGTAAAGGATCAGTAATTTCATTTACAGATTCATCAATATCTCCACTTGAACTTAATAACCCTGTAGTTGGAAAAAAATTTAAATTAATTACAATTCTTCTATTTTGGTCAGTACAACTAGTACCTTGATGTGGTAAATTTGAAGGAAATACTACTAATTGATTTTCTATACTAGCAATTTTATCACCATCTTTAAATTCAGTATATCCGTTATTTGTATCAACGTAATATATAGCAGTAAGAGCACCTGGCATCCAAACATCACAGTGAAAATCACTAGTTTCTATTTCGTGCGTTCTTGTACGTAAGTTAGCTTTAATCCTTACTATATTTGATGGTGTTAATTTTTCTATAATAGGAAGCATACTATCCCATATTGGTCCATAAGCTGCTTTAGTGTGATCAAATATTAAATGCACAAATTGAAAATCACTTTTATTATCAATATTTACAATTCCATCATTGTACGACCAATGTATATCATATCCATAGAATATTTCTTTTATATTGTTAAATTCTGCATGATTTAATGCATTTTTTACTATAGCTTTATTATTCTTAATCTCAAGCTCCAACTTTTATATCCTTTACAATTTGGGTAGTAGAATATCCGTTTACTTTTGGAAATATCACAACTTTTGCTAAATCATTTCCTACTACTGTTTCTGTTGTGTAGTCACCGCCTTTAACAATTAAGCTAGGTTTAATTTTTTTAATTGTATCGTACGGAGTGTCCTCATCAAAAATTATAACTTCATCAACTATGCCCAATTGCTCAAGTGTTTCTTTTCTAGTTTCTTGACTATTAATGGGTCTAGTTTCGCCTTTTAAACGCTTCACACTTGCGTCACTGTTAATAGCTACTATAAGCTTATTGCCCAAGCTACGAGCATGTTTAAGCAGTTTTAAATGCCCAATATGCAGTATATCAAAACATCCGTTAGTAAACACAATAGTATCTTCTAATTCAGTTTTTGATAATTTATATGTGCCTAAATGCTTAACACTTTCAGTTGCACCTCTAACAGCAAGTTCTAAACACTCTTTAATAGTTTTGTCTTGCGTTAGTCCGTATACAAATGCCGCAAGGAAACAATCTCCTGCACCAGTAACATCATTTACTTCTACTTGCTCTGGAAGTATAAAGTGTTCTTCGTCTTCAAACTTTGCTATTATAGCACCGCTTGCATTAGTTGTTATTATATTACCTTTGTGTTTATCGAATCCAAATTCTTTGTATTCTTTAGCATTAGGTTTTACTAACCATGCACCTTCATAATATTTACGATGGCGTTTTGGATCTACAATAACTTTACAACCTTGGCTGTTTATATGTTCTATAATTTGTGTAGAATGTGTTAACACGCCCTTGTTATAATCGCTTAATATAGCATAATCGAAGGATGAAAAATCACTCCTTAGTACATTTTTTAATACTGCATCACCGTCTGCTTGTTCATCTTCATCTAATCTTGTAACATAATGTCCATCAGCTATTATTCTAGTTTTTGTGCTTCGCGGTTGCTCATTTTGCACAAGTGTAACATCAACCCCTAAATTTTTTAAGTTTTCACTTACAAGTCCTGCACCGCCTAGTGAAGTTTTTACTTCGGTTAGATTAACTATAGGCACAGGTGCTTCAGGACTTACACGGGTACAAGTACCGTAGATATATTTGTCGTTAATTATATCGCCAAGAACTAGAACTTTCATAATTTTATTATACTACCGTTTCTATTATTTGTCAAGTAAATTAATAGTTTGAAACACAGTTTCTAATTTACTAAGATTAATTTTACTTTGAAGGGTATTACGCAATCCGTGGTGTAAAGGCTTTGGCCATTTGGTAAAGCTACACCATGCATAACCATCGTGTTCTTTGTTTAATTTTGGAATGAATTCGTCTTGTACAACACAAAGATATGTGTGAAATAAAAACTTTTTATCATTGCTAAGAAAACTTTCTAATGGAAGTGTTTTTTTAAGAGTAGTAACGTCTCCTATTTCTTCAACAATTTCTCTTTTAAGACCTTCCCAAGGTGTTTCTGAACCTTCATTCGTGCCTCCAACTAATCCCCACACATCAGATTTTTTACCATTACTACGGTGCAAAAACAGGAATCTATTGGTTGATAGTGTATAAAATAAGGCTCCACTACATACTATACTTGCATTCATACAAATAATTAGCCAAAGAGATCAATTCTCCACGTACCAACTGGATAATCCCCATCTATACTTAATAACCATTCGTTATTTTTAAATCTATATTGTGTTTGCGTATTAAGATTAGTAACATAAGTTGTAGCTGTAATAGTAGAAGCATCAAAAATAACGTTCCATTTGCTTCCATCCCATTCTACAATGTCATTTGCACTAGCAACTAAACCAGTGCCGTCATTATTGGCCCAAGCTGAAGATACTTGTGTAGCAGAAGCACCGCCTATATCATCTAGAAGCAATATGCGTAGTCCTGATGTTTTAATTGATGTAGGGTCATAATTTAAGGGATCTATGATATAATCTATTGATGTTCGATCCCCCAATGCACTAGAAATAATATCATCTGAAGGGAAACTATCTGCATCAAAGTCTATTGCAATTTGTCCTTCATCTAGAGGATTAAGTGCGAAAGTACCTGTAACGGTTTTTGTGTTATCATTACTAGATAAGTATATTCTGCTTACACCTGCAGCATATGTTCCAGGTAATGCAGTAAATATTTCTCTCCAATTTTTTACGCCAACCAATCCATTTGCCACAAGCTGAGCATTATTTTGATTTACATATACTCCCCATTGTGCAAAGTTTACATTAGCACTATGGCCACCTGCTAGCGAATCAACTCTAGTGCCTCTGCTATCAGTTGACGTGCCAGGTAAACTAGTATCATCATACGCATTTAGTTCAGGACGTGATACGCCGTCTTCTATTGTGCCATTTGTTTCATCAAACATGCTCGTAATAATATTTGTGATGACACCCATCTTACGTACTTTTGTTGGCGGACTAATATAGATTGGAACACTAAAACTTAAAGTTGCAATATCAATCTCACTATCAATACCAACAGGAACACTTCTACTGCTCCATTGAACATTTTCTAGAATTACAGCAGTAATACTAGTCCAGTCAATAAAATTATCTGTAGTTTGCATTTCTAAACTAGGGTTAAACAAAACTAATATTTGTTCCAATATTTGTAATTTTTGATCAGTATTACTTGCCCAAATATCAGCATTCACTCTCATTAAATAGGGTGTAGGTATTAATCTTTCTACAGTATATGATTTACCTTCAGTATTTAAATATTCCTTATTAACATCATCGTATGCTCTTTCTCGTATATTAGTTTTTCTAGTATAGGTAGAGTCTGTGAGTCTATCTTTATCTAGTTCTAGCCCAGTTATATAAACACTAATTCTAGGAGCACTAGGGAGTTTATTTTCGCTATTTTCTCTTATAATATTAGCTACTTGTCTTGTCAAATCGCCATACATTACAGGAACGTCTTTAGTCTGGCCGTCGCCATCTATCACCGGAAAGTTACTAAGAATACGCATCATTTGAGTAGTATAACGTCTTATTTGTCCGTCGTAAAAATGTCGCATTAATTATCCTTTTTTGGTCGAAGTGCTTTAGACAAACTTTGACGTTCTTCCACTATTTCACCGTTAATAGTGCTTTGATTAGTATTGTTTATAAAGCTTGATTTTTGTGTCTGTTTTTCAAGGGTATTACTTAGAGTCATTCTAATATCATCATTTTGTTTGACCCATCTCTGTCCGTCATATTTAAACATTCTATTTGGCAAAAAGTCTGTACGTAAAAAGAAATCGCCTTGCCTATTGTCTTTAGGAAATGCAATACCAAATCCGAATGGTGCACCATTAGGAGCAACATCTCCTGTACCTACAAGATATCCTGAATATCCTTCTCTGTTCGGCGCATCAGCTATTTCGTCAACTGTTGCGTTTATCATAGAAGCATCTAAGTCATCTTGATCAGCTGTTTGCAATGCAATCGAACCATCTTCGTTTGTAGCCACAGTATAAAAATGATTTATATCAAATCCGCTTTTAGGAGAATCTAATTCTGCTTGTGCAACAACTGCTCGATTAATTTGCATTTCTTTTTCGTATGTAGATAACACATCTCTAAGAGTACTGCTTGAATTTTCACTAGCAGGCAGATCTAAAATTTCTTTATATTCTTGTCCGTCATATATTTGTTTTAGTTTTAATCTATATAAATGTGGGTACCAGGTTTGACTGAATCCCTCTGCAGCACGATTTACATCTTCTACAACATAAAAACGTTTTAATGCTACGTCATAATCGTTTAAAGCATATTCGTCAGTCAAATGCGGCAACTCTATAACGTCACCACTCATAATTTTTCTACCAAGGGTTTTTACACTACTGTTTATGTGTATAGTCATAAACAATGTATCATTGCTTAAAAACAATCCAAATTGCGATAAATCAAAATCAATATCTTGTACATTATATACAGCTCGCATTGTATAAACATCTGGATCGTATTTTCTATCTCGATTTTCAAGAAATAACAAGTCTTGAATATTTGTTTCTTTTACGGCATCGTATCTAGGTTGGTCAGCAGTTGATTCAGCAGTGCTAGGATTTTTAGCACCTAAATATTTGTGTATATTAATATCAGTGCCGCCAACAGTGAACATTTCCTGTATTTGTTTGTCCAGGAAATGAAAATCGTTGCCGCGTTCTGGTTTATATAAAGATAATCTTGGCATATGTATATTTATCGATACGATAAATACTATATGGAGAGTAGAGAATGTCAACACTAACAACGGCAAAACAAAATGTTTATGATTATGTAAATGCCTCATTAGGTGGTGGTATGATCGATGTAGAACTAGATCCTATCCACTATGAAACTGCATTAAATAAAGCATTAGGCAAATTTAGACAAAGATCAGATAATTCTGTAGAAGAATCTTATTTGTTTTTGACGTGTGTTGAAGATCAAAATGAATATACACTACCTAATGAAGTAATTGAAGTAAGAAAGCTGTTTAGACGCTCGATTGGTTCACGTACCGGCGGTGGCGATGGTGGTTCTTTGTTTGAACCGTTTAATATGGCCTATACAAACACTTATTTGTTATCAGGTTCTAAAATGGGCGGGTTAGCAACATACGATTTATTTTCACAACACCAAGAATTAGTAGGTAGAATGTTTGGTTCATTTATTGAATTTAAATGGAATACTACTACTAAAAAACTTACATTACTACAACGCCCGGCAGCAAGTGAAGAAATTTTGCTTTATGCATATAATTATAGACCTGATGAACAATTACTATCTGATTATCTAGCTAGCCAATGGTTGAAAGATTATACCCTTGCTGTGTGCAAATATATGCTAGGCGAAGCACGTTCAAAGTTTGCTACAATTGCTGGACCAGCAGGTGGTAGTACATTAAATGGAGATGCTCTCAAAGCTGAAGCACAAGCCGAAATAGAAAAATTAGAGAATGATGTTGCAATGGCAGTAGGCGGCGGCGTTGGCTACGGCTTTACAATTGGTTAAAAAACTACTTGACAATCCTCTAAAAATATCATATAATATATAGATACTACGAACTTAGGAGACTTTGTATGATTATTGGTATCTGTGGACTTATTGGTTCTGGTAAAGGTACAGTCAGTGACTATCTAGTTGAAGAATACAATTTTGAAAAAATATCATTTGCAGATAAATTAAAAGACGCTGTATCAGAACTATTCGGCTGGAACAGACAAATGCTAGAAGGAGATACTCCTGGGTCAAGGCAATGGCGAGAAGAAATAGATTCTTTTTGGACAGAAGAAACTGGCCGAGAAATTACACCTAGACTAGTATTACAAGAGTTTGGCACCGACTGTATGCGTAACGGCTTTTATGACGGCATTTGGGTTAGTATGGTTAAACAACGTATTATTAATAATCCTGATAAAGAATTTGTTATTCCTGATGTAAGATTTCGTAATGAACAAAATGTTATTAAAGAACTAGGCGGAGAAATTTGGCAAGTAAAGCGTGGTGCAGATCCTGAATGGTTTGGTCAAGCAATCTTAGATAATCAGACTGGAAGCAATTTAATGGAAGGCTATGACATTCATGCTAGCGAATACAAATGGATTGATACTAACAATCATTTCAATGCCATATTATATAATGATGGTACAATTCAAGATCTTAAAAGTCAGGTCGAAGATCACCTTGTTTCCACCGCAGTCCCTTCTTTTGGGTAATACGCTGACAATTAGCACAAATTGTTTTTAAGTTA